TTTGACTGAGCATCAACTGCAAAGGTCAATGACCCGAATGGCAGAGATATCTCAGGGTACGATTGATGCTAAGAACTTACCCTATCATTGGGTTGGTAATGGAGCAAGGTTGATTCCTCAAATCTTCCAGAGGATGGCATTCCAAGGTAGCAAAGCTATCAAGGATGGACTCATGGAAGGTGACTACAAGAATAGAATGAAGAAGCTCGGTACGTTAGCGGTGACGGGGTTAGTAGCAGGTGAAGTCATTGGGGATGTGAAAGAAATACCCAAGACTCTTGCTGAGGTGGGAGCTAACACGGTGGCACAGGAACTAGGATACACCACCGAGAACAAGGACATGTTCACCACTGATTGGAAGAACAACGAATACCTACAGAACATCGGCGCACAAACTGACGATGACAATGATAGGTTTGGTTACACTCGAAAGATGATAGGCCAAATCAGTCCGGACGCCGCGAAGGATGAGAACATCGTACGTGGTATCGCTAACCTAATGGCTTCGTATGCATCTGGAATGACAGGTGATATGTTGTTCCAGATTAGCGAGGCATCACAGGATAGACGACCGGTTAATGCATTAGCGTCTGGTTTCTGGGCGTGGGATGAATTGAATACTGTAGGTGAGGGAGTACAGGATCTAGCAAAGGGTAATTGGAGAGATCCTACGAGGGAAGTGGTGAGGAGATTACCTTTTGTTGGAAGTGGTATCACGCGAGAGATTGACACTGACTTCCAAGCGGGCGGCGGGAAACGTAAAGGTGGCGGTCCCACAAAGGTAATGAAGTTCTCGGAGATGAGGTAAAGTTAAAGGGTGGGAGATGAGATTTGATTCTCTTCTTCCACCCTTTTGCTTTTGAACTATGCACGTTGTTGGTTACTGAGATACTCCGCTATCACATGGTCTTGGATAACGTACGTTGTCTCCGAACCTAACGTTTCTTCCTTTATCACCTTGGCTTCCTTTAATGTATCAGCTACTCGGGTTAGCTCAAAGGAATCCATGTGACGCCATAGTGTTTTCAACAAAGACTGCCGTGACATACGGTACATAGGCGAATGGAACAATGCATCAAGAACCACCGCCGTCTGTTTCGATTGTGGTGTAGTTGTTGCGCTTGGCGCGTTACTAGTTACCTGCTTAGTAGACAGCGTGCAACTAGAACATATCGCAATCGATTCGTGCAAATCATCTACTGACAGTAGCATAGAATCGCCGCGTGATAGCGACAACAACATGGCTACTTTCAGTATAGTATCGGGCATTCGATTGTTAGTTCCTGTATTGTCTTCAGTTCCTGGTTCGTATGTTTCGTACCATGCTTCATAGAAATCAGCGGCGTCCGGTTCATAATCGAACTCACCCTTTAGATCTGTTATCTCACACAATCTAGCTACCAAGCCTGTGTAGTCGATCATGTTCGGTTGCTTGCGTACTAAGGAGTTCTTCTTGTTTATCTTTTCTTCGTTGACGATAAGCGTCCGTGCAATGAATCCGCCTTGAATGTCTCGTTGCCCAATGACTGAATGTAAGTGTACTTGATTCGATGCACCGAGCATGACGAGATAAACGTTTCTAAGTATCGACTTACCAGACTTGAGTAGGTTGGTGTGCTCGTCTTTCCATTGAGAGTCGTATAGGTCAGTGAGGATTGTAAAGGCTTGTTCGTCGTTAAGGATGGATTGACTAAACTCTCCGCTGACAATGAAGGCCGAAGCATCTTTGCTCACGTCTCCTTTTGTATCCATTGTTTGATGGCCGAGATGTTCGATGATTGCTTGGATACTACTCCTCCCTGCTATCACCTTTGTGTATTTCATCTCGGTCACTAACTTCTCAGCGACACGTACAGGTAATCCTTTCTTAATGCCGGAAGGACCGACGAGCATGACAAAGAGATTGGGATATAACTTGTACGCGCCACCTCTATCTAGCCAAATCTTCCGGCCTGCGGCCGCTGACAACGTGGCTAATCCGGCAAAATAGAAGTAGCGCCTTGGTGATTCCAGTTCCTTCGTCTGCGACATCAAGGCGTCGAGCCATGTGTTCATGCCGCTAGCTTATACTCTATCAAATCCTTGAAGTTCTTTTCGCCGATTTCAAATTCGGCAGGGATGATGATTGAACCTCGCACGATAGAGCACCTAGCGAAATCAATAGGCATTTCCATTCCCTCCCGAATGATTCTAGCGTATCGTTCAACCTCGTTAACGGGAACCAATAGGCCCATCGAGTCATGCTTTTCCATCACGATGCGTGCCTCTGGTATTCTATCTTTCACAAAGAGCATCGCTCTCTTCAATGCATCACCAACGGTAGACTGAGGAATGAAAGCGTACGCTTCCTTGAACAGTCTATCTCCCCACCTACCACCGAACTCTCGCTTTCTACCGAACGGATTGCATAGGATTCGTTGATGCTTGGCTAAGCAATTCTGAACCTCGACATGGAACACCGAACGAATTCTTGGGTAGGCTTGATGAAAGTTCTCAAGTATCTTACCTGCTCTGTACTCTGAGATGCGTAGCTTGATGCCGTACTTCTTTGCATCCGTATTCATACTGACCATCGCACGATTCTTTCCCATGTCGTACGAACCGGCGTGGCGGCTCGTCTTACCTAAGAATCTCTCGGGCGACTTTTTACTCAACGGAAAGTCAGGGGCGAGGCCAAGAACTATCCTCGCTGTTTTCAAATGCTTATCAATCTTACCGTACTCTTCTAGTCCTTCGTAGTCTTCGCATAAAAGATCAACGACTCTTGCTTCTGCTTGACTGAAGTCACATTCTAAGTATACATAACCAGGGTCAGGCACGAACATAGACATAATGTCTTCGCCTAGTTCGCTGTGTTTCGTTAGTGTTTGGAAGGCGAGTCCGATTGGCTCAGGTCGGGAAGGTGGTTTAAGAGTCTTCGTTGAAGTTCTTCCAGTTTCGGTCCCAACAATTTGATAGCTTGTTCGATATCTTCCATCGTAGTCAGGACAAGCGTCGATGTAAGTTCCAAGGGTTTTTCTAATGCCTCTTCCTCTAAGGATTGCGTCAATGATCGGAATACATTTAGGGAACTTCTCGCCATGATTAGCTTGGAGAGCAATAACAACTTCCTCTCCAGTACCATCTCGTTCTGGTAATCCGAGTTCACCATATAGCAACTGCCCTATCTGTTTGGGAGAAGCAACGTTAACCGCATGACCGCACAGAGCTTCTAACTCTGCATCATTGGTTACGAGCAAGGCCTTATACTTTTCACGCAAGGTTGCCCGTACATCTTGGTCGCACAAGATTCCTTCGTGTTCTATATCACTGTACAGCCGATGTAGCTTATGCACAAAATCGTAATAGAAATCACGAACACCGTACTTATCAAGTTCAACATCCAATACCTCGAAGAGTTCATAGTCAACCGCGCAGTCTTTCGCATTGTACAAGAAGAGTCTGTCGCTAGAATCTCTCTTCGGGTTGAACTCTTTACCTTCTAGTTTGTAGTACGGTTCTCTTGTGTAGATTGAAGTAAGGAATGCTTGACCTTTAGGTAGCTCGGGATACCTTGTATGTGCCATGTGCATTGTGTCTGCGTGAAATGATGGCACTCTGAATCCCATCTGAACTAGCTTTGCTTCGTCAAACTTCCAGTTCTGCCCGATGATTCGTTTGTTCCGTAAGAGTATGTCGGCACACTTCCAGAACTCGACAAGTTCTCTGTCCGCGTAATTACCAAATCGAGTTCCCCATAACTCATTGAAGAGAGGAATCGAGATAGCTTCATGGCGGCTAGGCGCAAAACCAACACAAACCGGGACCGACTTGTGAGTTTCAATATCGGCCGTGACACACAGCTTGTCTTTCCATCTATCAAGGTAACGGTAAAGTTGAGCGGAGTCTCGTATGACCACGAGGTTACGGTTCGGAATGGGGACAAGGCTTTGCTCCTCTACTAATCGCTTGACATCAAACTCAAGGATTGATTTATCAATGATTGAGTCTGTTCGGAGAACATATGCTGGATGATAAGAGGGAATGACTCTCTTGTTGAGGAGAGGTGCATTGAGAATAGAACCTCGCCATTGTAGGATTCCTGTATTTCCAGTGAGAGCTTGAAGTGCGACATTGCCGAGTGCAAGGATGATGGTTGGATTGATTGTTCGGAGTTCATTGATGAGGTAATCCTTGTATGCTTGGAGGTTGGGAACCTTACCGATATCGTATACCTTCTGACCATTCTTGATTACTTGGGGAGGTTCAATCTTACACACATTGGTTATCCAGCACTCTGACCTAGAAATGCCGGCGGTTTGCAATACACTATTCAAGAGATGACCAGACGGTCCGATGAACGGCTCGCCTTTCAATGCCTCTTGATATCCCGGTGCCTCACCAACAATCGCAATCTTAGCGTTAGGATTGCCGCAACCTGGGACATCTATCTTAAGCGGTGCGTTCACGGGATTCGTTTGAGTATTCAATTGGTCGAACAACGATAAGGCACGAGGAGATCCTATACTGTAATTGCCCTTCGCCTTCATACTTGATTCGCCCATTGAAGAATCTCATTTGAACTTTATCAGGGTAAGACCTTGCTATCTGCCACATCCGATTGAACCAATCGGTAGATACATCGCAAGGCAATAACAATACAACAGTTTCCGCAGTTGACCTGAGTGCTTTGTTTAAGTAGAGTTCGATTGAACCTTGACGATAAGGAGGGAGTGGGGCGATTAGTAATCTACCATTTGCCCAGGTATGTAAGAGTGCGGACTCTGAGTATAACTTTTGCGTGAATTGAAATTCTTTATCTAGCTCCGCTTCTAAATTACTAGGAAGCCTGAGCATTGGATACCTCCGGTACGAAAAAGGGAAGGAGAGTATTAGTCCCCTTCCCTAACCCCCTCACATTTCTAGTATCCCTCACTTGGATGTAGGGAACGCATGAGAGGGATTCTTTATTACTTACCGCGAGACTTGAGGAACTCAGAGAATGGAGTGGTTGATGCGGACTTCTGCCATTCGTCCTTGAGACGAAGCAACTCTACATCTTCTGCAGAATCTTCCGCATCATCGTCTTCTTCGTCAACTTCATCTTCATCCTCTTCGTCGTCCTCTTCCTCATCCTCTTCGTCATCTTCGGGTTCGTCTTCGTCCTCTTCCTCGTCTTCCGAATTGTCTTCATCTTCCTCAAGAATTTCTTCCTTCGTGAGTTCCAACTCGTCCGGAATCGTTTCCACCGGAAGATCGAGGATTGCCGCTACTGCTTGCTTCTGTTCTGAGTTGAGTGTGTGCTTCATAGTCTTGCTCCCTAATATGACGATAGGTGTCGTCGAGATTACTAGCTAACGCGGATAACCTTATAGATAAATCATCCGCTTCCTTTGATAGCTCACGTACGCGGGAGACGACATCAGCTATCACAACCTTTAAAGCAAACTCATCCATTACCGCACCATGTTATAGATGGTTAACGTAATGGCAATGACTTGGCAAATAACAATGACAATCATTGCCCGTACTTGCCATCTCATCTGATTGATGTTCATCTACCCGATGTACCCACGCTGGAGATTGATGAACTTCTCGATGGCAGGATTCTGCTCAATCAGTTCCATCATCTGATGGATACGGTCCATCTCGTTCTTCAATTGAACTGCTTGCCTTTGCAGTTCCGCTTTGATTGGTTCCCGTGTCGGAACCTTGTCCGCGTACTGGTCCCCTATATACCCTCTGGCCTCTGTACTGTTCAAGTAATCCATTGACTCTCCAGATTAAATACTTGAGTTGTTCTTCGGTGAACTCTGCCAACTCATCATAACCAATAGTGCGAGCGGTGGGACTCGAACCCACACGGATTGCTCCAGCGGCTTTTAAGGCCGCCGCGTTTGCCTTTTCGCCACGCTCGCGAAAGGGAAAAAACTCTGGTCAGGGTAAGCCGTTCGTACTCCCAACTAATCTTACCCACCGTTACCGGGATTTACCGACCAGAGCAAACGAAACTACCTAACCCTCAGGATTCCAATCCGCGGGGCGGTAATCAACGATGTTATTCGTGGGCTTGTTGTTGTACGTTCCGGGCTGAACGCAAACCTGAACGTTCTGACCGATAAACTCCGCGAAGTCAACGGAACCGCCGCCCTGCTGTGGTCCGTGACCCATTGCGGTGAGGAAAGGAAACGCGAGGCCCGGATAATCCTCGGGGAAGTTCGGCATGAAAACCATACCGTTGTACTTCGAGGACGGGTCTTCAACCTTCAGGGTCACAACGTAATTGATGATACCCTGTCGGCCTTCCTTCTTACTAGCCTTCTCCTCGTACTTCGTTACCTTGCAGAAGAGCCAGTTCGTTTCCTCAACAACCTGCGTCCTAGCTACGTCCTCTTGTGAGTATGTGAACGCCATGTTATTCTCCTATTCCTTCCACGTTTCGTTGTGTATAATCTTTCTTATACACGCACCGCTTACACCGTACTGTCTTGCGATTGATTCGTATGACCATCCCTTTTTACATTCGGCTCGTATCTCCTTTACTTTATCCCAAGTAAGAATGGCATAACTATTTAGCTCACCTTTACCTTGGAATCTGCCCTTGTTAACCGCGTCCTTTACGTTATCCTGTTGCGTTCCCAAGAATAGGTGCATAGGATTTAGACACGGAGGATTGTCACACTTATGGAGTACGTTTAATCCTTCGGGTATTGAACCAAACGTTAGCTCATACATAAGACGTGATGTTATGTAACTTTTGTGTAGCTCGGGAACTCTGATGTATCCATAGTTGCCTGATTTCTTTTTGCCAACATACTCAACACATCCACTCGGACGAATCTTACTTAGACTTATCAGCGATGTTAATAACTGATGCTGTAATTGGAGGTTCAAGTCTCATTACCCCCTTGAGTGATGGTTCAATCATGTCGAAGAAGTTTGCATTCGTGAAGTTGAGTTCTTGTGGAATGTTCAACGTCGTTCGTGCAAAGTCTTCGCCAGTAGACATAGTGTGAGCAATGAACGATGGGCGACCGGACTTAAGTCGTTGCTCGAAATGGAAAATCTCGTCGAAGTATCCGGGTAGTTTAGCTGCGACTTTCTTTCCCGCTGTCAACAACTGTCTAGTAACCACAGTCGTATTGTTCTCGATGTCTTGTCGGTCGGTCTTTACTACGTGCGCAACAAGGATCTTGTACTTAGCTTTAATCTGCCGCATCAAGAGAACAAGCTCAGTCAATGCAGTAGACTCGACGTTATAGTCTTCAATCGAATTGACAGTGACACCGGCTATCTTCTTACCTTTGCCAATCAACCCCTTCTCTTTGATTACGTGATGTAGCAAGAGGTCAGAGCAAGATGTCAACGTGTCAACGATTACTGTATCGTATGGGAACTTCGACATCTTAGACGCATCAATTAATTCGTCCCACTTCTTATCGAACTTTGGATAGTCTGAATAGTTGTAGGTATCGTACTTGATGTCTGTCTTTCCCTTTGGTACATGGTATGCTGCCACTGACCGAATTCTAGATTCCATGTCGAAGATGTAGCAATTCGGAAAGGATGCAGCGGCGATACTCTTCCCTGAACTTGGCTCACCTTTAAAGAGGAACATTACTTCGTCCTTCTTCAATCCGTCCATGATGTCCATGTTAGATTGTAATTCCTTTCGACAACTTGCCGCACCGTAAACACTTTACTTGGATGCTATCTAATCTTACAATCCGTACCGTTTCAGAATGTCGGCAACAGGACTGGCTACATCGGGTTGTGATTCGTTCTCCGAATTCGATACAGGCTTTGGTCCAGTAGTAGATAGCTTTAGTAAACGCTCTTGCTTCGCTATGCTGAAACTTGTTACTTTGGTTCGGCAATCCTTGCACTTTGGGAATTGTCTCTCTGTCGAATACGGGTCCATCACGAAGTCTGTTTTGCATTGCCAACATACACTTGCCTTTCCTAAGATAAACTCTGGTGTGAGGTAGTGATTGCAGTTGGGACGCATACATCGGTAAATAATCCGGTTAGAGGGTGGTTGCTTGATTCTTCTATATTGGTGAGTGTGTTTGCTAGCCATGATTTAATCCCTCGCCTCAAGTGGATTCCAAGGCGGGACTACCTTGTACTCGTTAGCCTTGAGATATTTCCGATGGCTCGGGTCAGCATTGCACAGTCGTAGGTAACGGCAACCGCCGTACATTGTGCAAGCCTCATAGTTACGCCTGAAGTTATTAGCCTGCATGTCATCGAGGTGGGAGAGGACAGCTCTAATAGCATTCTGTTTCCACTCCTCAATCATTGCGGGCGTACGTGCTACGAGTATACGCTCAAACGAACCGAGCTTACTCTTAACTCCTACCCTGTTTACGATTAGGTTAGCTGAGTTAGTCGCCCACATGTAACCGCTGAATTGATTAGACAACACCGCTGGTTTGTAATGAGAACCGTATGTCTTATGGTCAACGGGCATGATTGCTTGACTCCCCTCATGCGCGCGAACTAACAGGTCAGTGATTCCCGTGTACAAAACCTGAATGTCTTCGTCTTGATACAGTGTCTTGCTAAAGGTTTGCTCGACTAAGGGATTGTTGTTCGTATCTTTGACTACAATCCATGATTCTGTTTCATACTTCCGAATGTATTGTGACACCGCATCAATCATCATTCGGATCTTTGCTCCGTTAAGAGCGGGCTTGCTCATCGCGGAAGTTTCTACACGCGCGAGTGCCTTAGCTTGTGCGATGTTTGTTGGTAGATTCTTATGCTTGTAATACTCAGCCAATCCCTCGTGCATTACGAGCCCGATATCTAAGGAGTCATTCTCGTAATCGATTGGCTCGATGTTCTCTAAGTGATTGTATGCGGCCTGTTGGCCGCATGTTTGTATTTTAGATAGGACTTGTGAGTCTAACGAAATAACTAGACGTGAGGTTGATACGTGTGGTACGGGGACATCAAGTGACAGAGATTCCGGTGATGTGTTCGAAGGTTCGCTTGTAGTTGTCATATCTTTTATCCCATTCTATTAAGCCACGCCAACCACCAGATGCGAGGTTGATTAAGGCAAGCGAGTCTTCAATACTCAAGCCTACCTTGTACCACGTATCATCAATACGATTAGGTTTGTCTTTACTGTGTATGTGCATGTAAAGAATATCAACCGCGTCGTACTGATTACTACCTCGCTCAAACTTGAATGACCAAACTTGGTCGCTCCTGTACCTAAGAACAACCCTATACTTTGCCGAGAGTTCCTTGATTAGGTAACACGATTCTTCAAACGTCATCGCCTAACCATTCCGTGTTTGTTTGTTATCTTGTCAAGCGTTCTCATCCAAGAGGTATTGTATTTCTTGGGCACTCGTTCCTTATTTATTCTATCTTCCATATTGTCCTGTGCTGTACCCACCCATAAATGGTGTGGACTATAACATCCAGGATTGTCACATGAATGACAGACTTGCCATCCTTTAGGGATGGGACCGTGAATTACTTCGAAGACTATGCGATAGAGTAAGGCTTGTTTACCTTTCCAGCCTACCTTTACTCGGTTGCCTTCTTTATTCGTTGGCTTAATCCAACAGTTATTATCCTCGATAAACGTTAATGCGAGCCTTGAATATAGCTCCTCACATTCGATTAGCTCGGGGAAACTAATCATGTCATCGAGTAATAAGGGCCGGGCCATGTCTAATTATAGCACAGTCCGGCACCCTTGTCAACGGGTAGAATTTACCGTCCTCTTTCGAGGACACACGGTGCCGACGATTAATTATCCGACCTTTGACTTGAACTTCACGACTTTCTTTTCTTTCGGAATGTAACTCTCGGTCTTGATGCCGAACGTGTATGCCAGTGCATTAGCAATGACGAAGGAGCGAGATACATTGTATCGTGCGCATTCCTTTTCGATTGCACGTTCTATTGCATCGATAACCGCAGTGTGGTACGGCGTGCGAATGTAACCTTTGATTCGACGCTGAGTGAGCATTGAAGTTTTACCTATTTCCTTCCGCTACCATGAGCGTACTTATAATCGGTTAGCTCGTTATATATCCAACCGATGAGGTTAATCACACCGCCTACAGTATAGCCCATTGCTAAGCCAACGAACGGTGAGATTATGAAGACCGCAATGAAAGTCTTCATGCCTTGCCAAAGTTCCTTGCTATGCCTTCGTACATTACCTTCTCCGTACCGTACATTACCTTGATGCGTTCGTTCGGAAACCTCCGCGCGGTACGTGTGCAGTATTGAATCATTATCTCAGGACGATACGTGCGGAAGCTAAGTAACCAACCGCGTCCATCTTCTACGTCTGTCCAAAGATAATACTCTAGCTCATCTAGATTGAGTGACTTGGTTAGTTGGTCTTTCTCCTCTTGATTCATCCTTACTTCTCCTTTTCTTTGAGTTGTTCGGTTAGTTCAAACAACTTGAAGCTCAAGATTACCCGCTTGTTATGTTCGCGGATTGCTTGCGCGTGAAAGATACTCGGTGCTGAGACAGTGCTAATCAATACACGTTTGTGATGCGGGACGGGATGATTCATACCAAGGATTGCCGCGATGTAGCTAGCGTAGTTAGTTGACATCGTAGTCTACCAATCCTTTGAAGTCTTTCGTTTCACCGTGGAACCTAGTGATTACCCCGTTCATTGAATCGAACGAGCGAATCGTGATGATAGCGTACGGTCGATAGAGTTTCCAGAACCGCAGGAAACCTAGCACTCTTTCTTTCTCACCACCGTACAGTAACGCTGAACCATCGAATGAATCATGAATGTACACGGTGAATCGATGTGGTACTTTTGTCTTTGTTTCGTTTAGTACGTCCACTTCTTTCCTCCCTTTGAGTAGATAATCTCGGCGAGTTCTTTCATCAAACCGCCCTCGTCCCACGATGCATTCTCATCTCGATTGATTAGCTTGTTGAACAGTGCTCTCTTCTTTTCTACTAGCTCAGTCAACCACTCATCAATCGTACCTACTGAGATGAAGTATGTCACGTTCACGTGCTCTGCTGTCGAGCCAAACCGAGTGAACCTTGTCTCAGCTTGCTCTTCATTCGCTGGATTCCATTGACGTTCCAGCATGATAGCATCGGAACAGAACTGAAGATTCAATCCTTCGCCCGAGGCGAGTGTGCTTGCGATTAGAATGCGCGACCGCGGGTCATCTTTGAATTGATTGATAACCTTTTGCCTTTGGTCTGCATCGAGTGAACTCTTGAGCGCCTCGCATGGATTCCATCCGCCTTCCGCGCACCAACTATCGAGCACTTCCTTTAGTGATTCCAATGTCTCCTTGTGATGTCCAAAGATAACAATCTTTCGTTCGGTTGACAGAAGGAAGTCCGTAACAAACTCAGTTACAGGTTGAAGCTTAGCGAATCCGGTAATGCGCCGCATTCGAGCGAAGAATCCGAGCAAGCTAGTGTATCCTTCAGGATTCAGCTTGCCTTCGTTCTTGTCCATGAACTCTTCGAATTCTTTTTGAACTTCCGCATAGCTCTTGCGAATGTCTTTGTTCTCAATCTCTGAGTTGAAGAACATTCGATTGATACGCGGTAGTTCAGGTGCTACTTCCTCTCGTGTTCGTCGTATCATAATGCCATCGATGGCGTCGTAGAATGCGGGCCATGCCTTGATGATGTGATAGTTCCCTTGTGCATCCTGATACGAATCGAAGTATCGTCGCATCATATAGTGCTTGGTCGGGAACTTGGTTGGTGCGATTAGGTTAAGGATAGGGAAGAACTCATCGGCTTTGTTTTTGATTGGCGTGCCGCTTACTCCTATCACATTCTGAATCCCGACTCGCTGAACGAGCAGTCTGATAGCGTTCGTTCGCTTGGCATCTTCATTCTTGATGTTTTGACACTCATCAAGGATGACAGTCTTGACAAACTTGAAAGTCTCGTAAGGTTCTTTCATCCGTGCCATCGTATCATATGAGATGATAGTGACAGGGAAGGGGAATACCTTTTGCTTTGAACTCTCAATCACTTGAGGTAGATGACCGGACCAATTGTACAATTCCGTTTCGAGCTGTCGTTTCAATCCAGACTTGACAAAGATTAACACTGGCAACTTTTCGTCATGCATCTTAAGCGCGCAGAGGTATTGGATTGTCTTACCTAATCCCATCTCATCGCCAATGATGCATCGAAAGTCTGTGTCCTCGATAAATCGAATGCCTTCTTTCTGGAATGGGAACGGTTGCTTTCCATTCTCGGCAACGATATCGTATGCTGAGTGATTGACCTTGGATACCATAGCATGACCGCATTCCAAGGTTACAATGAAAGAGTCAGGACCGAGTGGCTTTCTTGACTTTTCTATTGCGGGTAGATTGCAATACTTGCAGTTCTGTGTGATGCGTGCCATGTTGTAGGTTATACCTCAGGTTGAGCGCGTTGTCAAGTGTGGTAAATTAACCACACTATCGAAGGTTAGGAGTCTTAGGATACGGTTAGTGTTTGGTACTATACCGTATCGAATGACCACTAAACTTTAGTGTTCCTTGAGGAGCTGAACGAGGTGTTCGATTGAAGTGCAGGATGCAATCGCGTTCATGTACGACAAAACTTGGTCTGTTGTTACGTACCCTTGTACGGTATCGCCATCCTTGAATGGAACCATATTGCCATCGGGTGAAAAGATAGCAATCTCTGCGGTATCTGCGCCGGGTACTGAACTACCGACATGAGCCGAGTACGGTAGGTCATAGTTTCCGCCGTAGTTTCCTGCTCCCCATTGGACGGAGATACGGAAACCGTTGTCGAATTGCATGTGGAAACCTTTGTTTCCAGT